GATTTGGAGAACAAGGAGCGAAAACGGCTGGTAAACCGAAAGCGGGTGAATCTGACCGTATGAAAAAGAAACGTGCAAGCTTCAAAGCGCGACACGCTAAGAACATAGCCAAAGGCAAGATGTCCGCAGCCTATTGGGCAAACCGTTCGAAGTGGTGATCAGATGGCCAGAAGCGATGAACCTAAGTGGAAACGTATAGTAGCCGCTGTTAAAGCGGGGTCTAAAGGCGGAAAACCTGGGCAGTGGTCAGCAAGGAAAGCACAGTTGGCTACTCAAAGGTATAAGAAGTCTGGAGGTAGTTACTCTGGACCTAAAACAAAGGCGCAGAAGTCTCTGTCTAAGTGGACTAAAGAAGAATGGGGTACTAAATCTGGTAAGAACAGTACCCAAGGTAAGAAAGCGACAGGCGAGCGTTACTTACCAAAGAAGGCAAGAGCAAGTTTAACTAAGAAGGAGTATGCGGCAACTTCCGCAAAGAAACGTAAAGACACCAAGGCCGGTAAACAGTTTTCAAAGCAGCCGAAAAAGGTCGCTAAGAAAACATCACGACATAGATGAGGCAAGAAAATGAGTGAGAAAGGCATAGTAATACCGACTTGGGCAATACCTCTAGTAGTTAGTTTATTTGTTGGCGCTATAAGCTACGGCGCGGCACAGGCTAACGCAGAGACTACTACTAAAGAAGTTAAGCGTATTGAAGTTATTGTCAAAGAGACAGCAAAGAAGGCTCAAGCGAATGGGCAGGCTCAAGCTGTAACAGAGACAAAAGTTGATGCAATCGTTGACTCTTTAGCCAGACAAGAAAAGATCCAAGAGAAAACTAACGAGCAGATCCAAGCGTTAGTTCAAGCACTACTCGCAAAATAATGCGCATGGTTTTTGCTCTCATATTCCTCCTCTCTAACGGGGAGGTTGATGAGATCAAGACACGTTACTACGTGAAAAAACACCACTGCGTATATATGTGTCAGGAACTATCTAAACCCTCCAAACACTACGAGGCGGTTGACTGTGTCTGTCGCTTAACTTGGGTAGATAATTCTGAACGAGTTATACAATGAAAACGCTCGTTTTTGCTTTAATAATAGAGACTTTGACTCCCGATGGTTTTGTTGAGGACGTTGAAGAGTACGGAGTCTGGAATAACATAAACTCGTGTGTTTATTTCGCTAGGGCAATAACCCTACAAAGTATAAAGGGATCGGGTGAGAATAGGTTCGGGAAAATATATGACGTACCAGTAAGGGCTTTTTGTAAACCAAAGTACGTAGACCCAAAAGAAACTGTAATTTTTGAATGAGGATATGAGAATGGATTGGAAAGATAAAGATGAATTAAAAGCATTGGCTTTTACTATCTGTTTTTTCGGGTTTGGCTTTAGTTCACTACTGTTTATAGACTAAGCGGTCTAAAAGGGTTGCAATAAAATAATACCTGTACTAATATCTGATATACGTCCATCACTACGATATGTGGTCGGCCCGTAGCCGTAAAAAACGTACCCCTCGCCTACAAAGGCGTAAAACCTGTCGAGGTCGCACCTCGTTAATAAGCGCTAGTTCGTTGCTCCACGATACGGAGATACGGATTAGCCGCTCCTTTAAGTCGGCTGATAAGGCGGCGTGTGCCGCATAAATTATTTTGTCAATTTAAAAGGAGCCTATCATGGCCACTACAAACTTCGGTACGCTTACTGGCGACCAACTCCAAATGTGGAGCCGCGACTTCTGGAAAGTAGCTCGCAACCAATCTTTCATCAACCAGTTCGCTGGTACGGGTTCAAACGCAATGGTACAGCGCGTAACTGAACTTACTAAAAACCAAAAAGGCACCAAAGCTAACATCACTTTGCTTGCTGATATGACCGGCGACGGTATCACTGGTGACAATACTTTGGAAGGCAATGAAGAAGCCCTCCGCGCGTATGACATCACCATTGAGCTAGACCAGTTGAGATTTGCAAACAGAATCGCTGGCCGAATGACTGACCAGAAGACTGTTGTTAATTTCCGTGAGCAGTCTCGTGACGCACTTGCTTATGCAATGGCTGACCGATGTGACCAGTTGGCATTCTTGTCTCTATCTGGCGTTGCATATACTCATAAAAACAACGGTGGTCTGCGTACTACTTCTAGTAGTGCTGGACACGAGTTGGTTGACCTTGAGTTTGCTTCAGACGTATCTGCTCCTACTTCTGCAAGACACCGTCGAGTTGATGGCGATGACATTCTTGCTGGTGACACTACTGCTTTGGTAGCTACTGACACTCTGAAGTACAAGCACATTGTTAATCTGAAAGCTTATGCTAAAGATCAATACATCCGTGGTATTCGTGGTGCTGGTAACCAGGAAACTTTCCACATGTTTGTTACTCCACAGCAAATGGCTGACTTAAAGCTAGATGCAGACTTCATCGCTAACGTTCGTAACGCTGGCGTTCGAGGAGCTTCTAACAGCTTATTCGCTGGTTCTTCATCGTTGATGGTTGACGGTGTAATGATCCACGAGTTCCGTCATGTGTTTAACACTTCTGGTGCTACTACTGGTTCTTCATCTAACGCTGGCGCAGCTGGCTACAAGTGGGGCGCAGCAGCTAACATAGTTGGCGGACGTGCTCTGTTCTGTGGTGCTCAGTCTCTAGCTATGGCTGACATTGGTTTGCCTGAAATGGTTGAAGATACTTTCGACTATGGTAACCAGTCTGGTATCTCTGTAGGCAAGATCTTCGGACTTCGCAAGCCTAAGTACAACTCTGATATTGCAGGGTCTGTACAGGACTTCGGCGTTATCTGTCTAGATACTGCACAGTAAGACAATCGCCCCCTCTTCGGAGGGGGCTTTTTATTTATATAGGAATTAATCATGAAGATTGTTAGTGAAACGTCATTAAGAGTGACCACCCTAGGCGGAACAGCCGTTTTGTTTGAAGCGGGCGTCCCAAGAGAGATAGCAGAAGAAGTTGGCCTATTGGCAATACAGATGGGCGCAAAAGAATATAACGATAAATATGTCGAAGAACAAAATGCTGAAGAAGCAGTGTTCGAAGAAGTAATTGAAGAAGCACCTGTCGTACCCACATCTGATCTTGTAACAGTACTTGAAAAAATGATGGACGAAGGTGATCCAAAGAATTTTAAAACCGACGGTTACCCTAAAGCAGCAGCAGTAAATAAAGCTATGGGAGAAACCATCGGCACTGATGAACGGGAAGCGGCCTGGGAATCAATCCTTAACTCATAGGTATATATCATGGCAGTCACAGTACAAAGTGTAATAGATAGAGCACAAACAGTCCTTCAAGATACAACAGGCGTTAGATGGCCGGTTGTTGGCGAACTAGTCCTGTGGATTAACGACGCTCAGCGCGAGATAGCTTTATTAAAACCAGATGCAAGTGCAGCCAACGAGACTGTTACTCTAGCTACTGGAACAAAGCAGTCTATACCTACTGGAGGCAACCGCCTTTTAAAAGCAGTTAGAAACATGTCAGCTGCAAGTAACGGAACTGGTAAGCGATCAGTTCGTTTAGTTGATAGAGAAGTGTTAGACGCACAGAGCCCTGACTGGCACGACCCAACTGTCGCTGGCGATGCAGCGCACACAACAATTGTAAAGCACTATGTTTATGACGAAGCAAACCCTCGTAATTTTTACGTCTATCCTGGCGTGGCAGGTAACGCTTATTTAGAGATTATTTACTCTTCAAACCCCGCCACTGTAGCGCAGAACGGGTCACTGTCTATCCCTGATATCTACGCTAACGCTATTATGAATTATGTTTTGTACATGGCGTACATGAAAGACGCAGAGTATGCAGGTAACGCTCAACGCGCTAGCAGTCATTTCCAGTTATTTACTACGTCAGTGACGGGTAAAGGGCAAATAGACGCAATGACTAATCCTAATATGGAACGTAGACAAGCGGCGGTATAACACATGGCGATTTCTTATGAGACGCTACTCCCTGAGATATTACCAATGGTATATGGGTGCCCTGATACGCTAATTGAAAATAGTATCAGATCAGCCGTTATAGAGTTATGTGAGAAAGCCAGCGTATATCAAGCTGAACTGGACCCACTAACAACAGTCGGCGGTATATTTGAGTATGACCTCGAAGCCCCGTCTGGCACATCAGTACAAAAAATACTGTGGGTGTCACACCTTGGAAAAGATGTTGAACCTATTACCTCTACCCTGCTTGAGCAGCGCATACCTAAGTGGCGCGAAGGTAACGGTGTACCTGAGTATTATGTACAACAGGGTGCTGCTTTATTCTGGTTAGCCCCAGTGCCTACAGTTACAACGGTCTCTAGTACCATTTTACGTGCTGTCTTAAAACCTACTCACGCAAGCACAGCGTGTGATAACGATGTGATGAACGATTATCGAGACACTATCGTAAACGGTGCCTTATTTAGACTATTAAGAATCCCAAATAAAGAGTGGACTGACCTGACTGGCGCACAGGTGTACGGCAGCTTATTTAACCAAGGTGTCACTGAAGCTGAGCGTAAAGCGCGAGGCGCGAACACAGGTGTCGCTAGAACGGTTAGATACGGCGGTACATCAGGCGCATGGCGAACAAGGCGTAAACATTATGGTAACGGTGGATAGCCCTGTTGAATCACCCATAGAGGACAACATTCATTGGGTGGCTCCAGCAGTAGAAGAAATTTTAGAAGCTAATCCGCAGCTTACATTTACAGTTGCAGATATATACCTAGCCTGCGCTCAAGAACAGGCGACGCTTTGGACAACTGATGAAGGGATGGTTGTCACTACAGGTGAAACAGATATTTTCACTGGTAAAAGGACCATGTTGATATGGCTAGCTTGGGCCGAGAAGAGAGGGACTAACTTAGTATCAGTCCATCAAGACTTCTTTATAGAACAGGCTAAGTTAGGTGGTTTTTCAAAATTAGAAGTTAGGTCTGCAGTGCCTGAATTGAAAGATTATATTCTTTCGCAAGGCTGGCAGTTAGACACAATTGTTTACACGAGAGACGTATATGGGCAGCTCACCTAAGCAACAAGATTATCA